GTAAAAATGGCTAATCATTGCTCTTATTGCGATACCCGCCGCCCCGCTCCTACTCCGGACTACCCGCATGGTACGCGGCTGATGGTTGTACGGGGCGAATGGCACGAATTCTGTGAAAAATGCGGTAACGATCCTGAGTACTCGTTTATAAACGGAGAAACTGGGGAAACGGCCACAATGGCTCAAGTGTTCGAAGAACTTCAGGAAGGGAGTTAAAAATGGAAAAAATCACAATTCGGCAAGAAATCTTTCATCAATTGCTTGACTCAGTCATCAATGTGGAAGACCCCAAATCAAAAAGTTATTCACCTATACCCTGTGCGGCGTGGGTTAAGGATCTAGAAATTTCGCCTGTTGAGCTTAGTAATTGGCTCGCGGATAGTATTTCCGGTCCAGAAAACCCCCATTCTATTTACGCGGGTGTGGGGGCTACGGGTGATATGTATATAGTAAGCCTGTACGAATGGGAAGAGGAGGGTGCCTAAATGACTGGTGCCATAGAATTGGGTATGCCTATATATACGACTCGAGAAGAGGGGTACTCCAAAAAATTTTTGGGGAAGTTTTACCAATATGCCAATATCTAGTAAGCTAAGTCCTTGAACCATGGGCGTTTGTTTCATATTGGTACCGACTATTGGTTCTTATTGGCAGTTCAGTATCAATATGTCGCTCAGCTTGTCGTGAGGTTCAAGTTTTCCTTTCATACATTGATCTCGAGGTATATTATAGGACTCAGATGCCTAGAAGAAAGACAGAAACAATAAACCCCGTAGTGGTAAGACCGCTCACTCCTCGCCAGAAGCAGTTCGCCGAAGAGATTGTTTTGGGTCGCTGCTCTCAAACTGAGGCGGCTCGTCGTGCGGGATACGCCGAATCGTCAGCAGCCGTTAGAGCGTGTGAACTCTTGAACGTCGCTAAGTTTCCTAATGTCGCAAATTACATAAACGATCTCCGCCTTGAACTGAGTAAAAAATACGAAGTCAGTTACGAAGGTCACTTACGCGATCTCGGCGAACTCCGTGACCGAGCTGCTGCGAACAACCAGTTCAGTGCCGCGATCAGCGCTGAAACTCATCGTGGTAAAGTTGGCGGTCTTTATGTTGACCGCAAAGAAGTCCTCCACGCGCACATCAACGCTATGAGTAAAGATGACTTGATCACCCGTTTAGAAGAGTTAGACAAAGAAACGAATGGGGCGATCAAAAAAGTCATTGATGCTGAGTACGAAGATGTCGGCTAAACCTGAGTCGAAACTCTGGAAAGCGTTACGTGACGGAATTACTGACATACACTGGGTTCGTATTGAATCTTGGTCGTCTGTTGGAGTTCCGGATATAAACGGCTGCGCTGAGTTTGGCGAGTTTTGGATTGAACTCAAGATAATAAAAAATAAACGAGTCGTTCTGTCGCCTCATCAAATCGCTTGGCATATAACGAGGTCGCGGCACTGTGGTCGCTCTTTCATCTTAGCTAGGGAGGCAGCGAGGACTCCTTTGATTTTGTTTTCCGGAGAAAAGGCGAAAGATCTAGCTGATCTAAAAATGGATGAGATCCCTCAGATCGTGGAGATCCCCCACCCATATGATTGGGGCAGACTCCGAAAGGCACTGGAGAAAGGGAGATAAATAAAGACGAAAAAGGGGTTTACTCTGATTAAGTCTTCCTTTATAGTTCTTCATAGTTAAACGGTATTCGTTTAGCGTGCCATTATAAAGGAGAAAGACCCATGGCTAAGAAAACTGAAACTGTTGCTAATTCTACCTTTGAAGTCACCGAAGATTTCCTCGGTGCCACTGAGGGTAATCAGGACAAGGCGGTTCGTGCCTTTTTCGCTGCGAATCCTAAAGCGCGAATCGAACCTAATGAGGTTGGGCAGACCGCTCCGTTCCTCCGCCGTCAAAACGGTAAGAGGTTCAATATCTCAGAGCGAATCAATCAAGGCGGTAATGCTCGCGAGATTATAGCGTTCGCCCGTGAGAATGGCGGGAGTGAGCGGGATATCTCCGCCCACCTCGCTGGTGGGTTCAGCCGAACCTCCAAGTTCTACGGTCAATCAATCATAACTCTTCAAGCGGCGTAGTCCCCTCCCTGTCTACGCTCGCTCAAACTGGCCCCGCTCCGGCGGGGTCTTTTTTTGACCGTCGCTTGTCTGTCGTCGTCGCCCTGATCGCTTAGATCTTACCCATCCTGACCATGCCTACCCTAACCTAGCCTTACCATACCAACCCTTTGATCTTAAAGATCCAATAGATCTGAGTAACCGCAATAAATCCGATGTATGAGATCTGAGTAACCGCACTGGGATTAACACTGAGTAAGTAACGGTAGTCCTCGGGTAAGTGGGCTTTAAACTTTAGGGGTTAGTTAAACTTAACCAGAAAGGGTATTTGCCATGTTAAATAAAGCTCAAACTTTTAACTTTATAGGTGATCAGGTTATAAATGTAGACGATCCTAGGGATCGTATATCAAGTAGCTACTCGCCTATACCGGGAGCGGCTTGGGTCAAGGACCTCAAAATATCGGCTGCTGAACTCAGCGATTGGTTGTCGGACAGTATCTCAGATCCTAGCGACCCCTACGCTATTTACGCTGGGATGGGGGCCACCGGCGACATGTATGTAGTAGCTCTTAGCGTACATCATGAATTTGACCATCTAAAACCTTTTGATTGACCACGACGTAAAAAGGCGGGTCATCGGGTAAGTGGGCTTTATAGTAAGGGGGTTAGTTAAACTTAACCAGAAAGGGTATTTAAATGCCACTTATAGATCAAAAAACCGAGGTTATTGAGGGTTACAGCTACGAGATCGTAGTAAGTCAAGGTAAGCCTGTTGAACATGTAGAGGGGTTACCGCCCGACCCTAAAAGAGTTTACTTAGATGTTTGGGTTATTGACGAGGTAAACGGTATAACTCATGATCATCAAACTTTTGAGTTAACTGACTATATAAGACTACTGACTAACTAAGACGTAAAGGGGCGGGTCATAGCGGCTCGCCCCTTTATATTTAAAGGGTAGCGTAAAGGCTACTTAACCAGAAATGAGAGGTAAAGCGATGTCAAATAAACTACCGTCTAAAAAAGTACGTCAGTTAGGCCCTGATGTTTGGACCTTTAACGGTTACGATGAGCAAGTTGATATAGGTACCGAGTGGATAACGGTAGCTCAAGGGCCGATCAATAACTGCTTAGAGTTAATTACCGCTATAGCGGGTGATAAAATGGAGGCGTTTGATTACGACCCGCCTATACCCTACCCTGACGAGCCCTATCAACTAGATAGCGTAGAGCAAACGGCATGGGCTGATCTTAAAAGTAAGCCTGACTATATTGAGAACGTAAGCTGCGTAAAGCTCTATCAATTAGTAGGGCGCTATTATAAGTATGATGAGGTTGAATATCAAAAGGGTGTTGATGATAATACTCATACCCCCATCCCAGAGCTAGGCTTAATAAAAACTAGCTCTAAAACCCTCATAAGCACTCAAGCTGAGTTTGATAAAGCGGTTAAAAAAGACTAACTAAAACTAACTAAGACGTAAAGGGGCGGGTGTAAAAAGCTCGCCCCTTTATATTTAAGGGGCTAAACCGTTATTAACCAAGAGGGTAAGATTATGAAGATCATTAAAAATAAGCCATTACCGCTGCCATCCCCCCGTGGGCGTAAACCACAGGCCAGGTTTGATATAGCGGACCAACTAGAGGTGCACGACTGTTTAGTTGTGGCCAACCGTAAAGAGGCAAGTGCGGTAAGTCACCGTTTAAGGCGTGCGGGTAAAAAGTATACCCACCGTGCGTTGCCAGAGGGCGGTATAGGCGTGTGGCGTACTGAGTAATTAGAGTAAACCGGGCGGGTGTTTTAAACTCGCCCGGCTATACTTTAGGGGCTAAACCGTTATTAACCAGGAGGGTACTAAAATGGAAACCGGTAATCTAGAAGAGTTATACGGCTCTTACAATCACTACCATGACGCCGTTACATGTACTATCGCCGAGACGGTATACTGGACCGACAAAGACCTAGCCAAGATCATACGGCTACGGCTATTGTCCGAGCCAGGT